ATTGAATCTATATCCGTCACACCTCTCGCCCCTTACACTTCTATAGAAGAATCTATTGTCCCGGCTTATGCACAACCTTAATTTCTTAGCTATAAATATAAGATGTCTCTAGCTGGCCTACAGAACTCTTGGGGCGGTGGCGGCGGCTCCGACACGTCTCCGGTCGTTGACGTACCTATTTCTGTGTGGACTTCCAGCGGTACTTCGGCCACTGCAAGAATGCCCTATACGGTAACACCTCAGCCCGCCGGAATCCCTCCTCTCACTAATACTGGAACACTGATCTGGGACATTAGCGCCCTTACGGCAGATATGGGTGTCACCGTTGTTGAAGGGGCGGGGAACCTATATGTGGGAACTTTTAGTTGTACGCTTACTATGATTTTATCAAATACCGGGATAGCTTATATAAACGATCTTAATACGGCCCTCTCAGCGGGTGGCGGGGTGGACAGAGCATCCTTCCAGATTCAAGTAGGGCAGACATTGTCTGCACTGCATTCTGGGGTGGCTACGATCCCGGCCCAGCAGATTGCTGATTCCGGGTCTGTGATATCAAATAACCTCTACTCATTCACTTGTCCCGTAGAGACTACCGATCCCACTCGCCTCTATCTCGTCATAAATTGGTATCTAGGGCCGACATTTACCGCGACACCTACACCTACGCCTCCGGCGGTCCAGTGGCTCTCCTTCACGCCCTTAGATATGTATATGACCCCTAACGCCCCAGTTAGGGCTGTACCCGGGAACATTCCCACCCCCGTCTACACTCTCACTCCCGGGCCTACTGGTCCTACGGGTCCTACGGGTCCTACGGGTCCCACTGGTCCCGCCCCTACTGGCCCTACTGGCCCTACTGGCCCTACGGGTCCTACGGGCCCTACGGGTCCCTAAAGTGGAAATGATATATGGTAAGAAGAGATGGAGCTGACCTTGCACAATGGCGATTGTCTAGAAGTGATGAAATCAATTCCAGACAAGAGCATAGATTTGATTATTTGTGATCTACCCTACGGGTGTCTGACTAGTCAGAATATCAACAAGGGTCTGATGAGAATGGAGAATGGCGTTGCCACCGGCAAGAAGGCCGAGACCGAGAATGGGCTCCTACAAGGGTGCGGCTGGGATGTCAAGATTGATCTCAAGCTTTTCTGGGATCAGATCCGGCGTATCAGAAAAACCGATCACTCACCTTGCATCCACTTCTGCACTACCAAGTTCGGCTATGAGATAATCAAATCCAACGAGTCAGAGTTCAGATACGATCTGGTCTGGGATAAGCAGAGGGGGGTATCCTTCCTCTCAGCAAACAGAATGCCTATGCGGAGCCACGAGATGATCTACGTCTTCAGCAAGGCTGGGGCTTTCTATGAAAGGAAGGATATCTCTGGGAACTTCCCCAAAGGGGGTAGACGGTGTGTAAAGACAGTCATTTACACCCATCTTAAGAAGGGTCAACACCCCACAGAGAAGCCAGAAGCCCTCTACAGATTTTTGATTGAGCGATATTGTCCGGTAGGGGGTACAGTCCTAGATCCCACCTTTGGCTCTGGTAATTCAGTCTTTACTGCATTCGCTATGGGTAGATCAGCCATAGGAATTGAGAAGGACCAGACTTTCTTTGAGAAGGCCGTTGAACGATTAAATGCCCTTAACTAGATGCCCCGTCTTAATCTCCAAGCCCTTATCACCCTCTTAGAAGAGATTGATATGAACTTGACACATATTTGGGAGGAGGAGAACTATGATCTCCTAGATGCTATAGATAGACAAAAAATAAGAATAAGATCTATTATAAATACCCTTAAGAATCTACCTCCCTCTTTATTTTATTAGATGTGGCGCTACGCGTAGCCCTACGCGGGGGTTGCGGGGTTGCGGTGGGTTGACCAAATCGCTGAGTTTGCTAGGATGAAAAGTTTTTTGACAAACTTTTTAGGGGGTAAAGTCCAACCCATAGGGGTCGGGGTTGGACTTTCCGCAACCTTTTTTGTGGCGCCACATTTTCTGGAATACTTTGCGGTTTGGTCAACCCACCGCAACCCCGAGCCTCGCGTACCCCTACGCGGAAAAAAGAATAGAGAAATAGATGGACGATCAGACCCTAGTGAGTGCCGGACTGTCTACGACAATGATCGCAGCCCTAGCCATAGCTTGGAAGGTCTTCAGTCTAATTCGGGGTCGTCGCCTTGTGAGTGACTGTTGCGGGAAGATGTTTGAGGTGGGGGTAGATGTTCGTGATATGCCTCATTCGCCAGCCCTAGAAGGAAGTCAAAATCGGACTGGGACACCGCACAGTCCAAGGTCTTCTGAAAGTCAGCCCGAATCTCGGACAAGAGGGACAAGGCACTGGGGGGTGAAAGGAACATCGCAATCTGACCAAAAGCATCAGCCCCAGCAAACTGAGGAGGAAGTGATCGTTCACGTATCTTCTGCTCCAACCATCGTTGAGTCCAAAGAACTTGAGACGAAGACACCCCCGAGTAGTGGAGAATCTTCTTTGCTTCCGACTTTGGCAGTGTAGGCTTCTCTGGTTTGAACTTCTCCGGCCCTACTGCGGCCTTCTTAGCTGGGAGAGGATTGCCCCACATTTATATATATCTAATAGATGGAAGAAATTAAGGACTACCCTCTAGGCGACGATGATATCCGCAAGATCTTGGGGAACGACATAAAGATCATAACGTACCCGATGCTCGGCAAGATGCGCTCAATAGATGAGGCATTTGACAAGAAGGGCCGATGTATTATGTTATATTTGACACACGACGAACACTCCGGCCATTGGATCTGTATGCTCAAGAAGAAGAATGAGATTGAGTACTTTGACTCTTACGGTGAACCCCCCGAGGAGCCTCTGGAAGGTCTAAATGCGACTAAACTCCAGCAGATGGACGAGGCTTATCCTTATCTGACGACCTTGTTGAGGCAGAGCGGCAAGAAGGTGTCATACAACCATCACGCCTTTCAGCAGACGAGAGGCGACATCAACACGTGCGGGCGCCACGCAGTCGTCCGGTGTCTCTATGCGCCCTATCCCTTGACAAAATACAAGAAGATTATGGACTCTACGGGAATGTCCCCGGACAACTTTGTGTCAGCACTCACTGCGCAAAAACTCGGTAAATAATATATAGGGACTAATAGAATGAACCGTTCATACCAGAGCAATTGGGAGTCTATTGGGTCAAGTGTAGAGCCAGATGTGCTGTACTACAATGCCTCTATCGTAAACAACAACACCGATGACCAGATTGGAGGCTACGCATTTGAAGACCCCTTGATCAAGTTTAACGAGACGCGTGACAAGGCCATCGTCTCAGATGCATCCAAGTATCAATTCAGCATCGTCCGGTTCGTGGTGAATGGAGGGAATCTGGACTTGCCTCTGTTTATTCCCGCAATTCAGAGCTTTACTGGGCAGTTTGACCCTAATCTCACAGAGTACGGGGTGGGGCTGTCGGCGGCTATTCAGCTCAATGATATCTCTGGCGGCGCACTGCGGACGTACCAGCTCTGCCCCCCGATCACCTATTTAGAGTTTACCCCCGAGAACCGGAACCAAGACGTCGCCCCGGTCCCCCAGCCGCCTTGTGCACCCCGCTTCGCCTTTCAGATCAACAATGGCATCTGGGACAACACTAACGCGTATAGTGTGGGGCAGATCGTCACCCTAGACGCTTCGTATACCCTCTACTATCAAGCCCAGATCAATGTCCCGGTTGGTACATCTCTGAGCGCCACGTACACACCGGCGGCGACGCCCTCTAACCCGAACCCCGCCCCTCTTCCCTATTGGAGCATTGTGAGCCCGGAGCTTGGCCGCCCTCAAGATGTGAGCAGCAAATACTATTGGGTCTCTAATTTCCAGACTATGGTGAATATGATGAACACGGCTCTGGTGAATGCGAACACGGCCCTAATGAATGCCCTCTTCACTGGATGGCAGACGGTACCCGGCAACACGGCGGCCAATTTCCCCTATGCTACGGCTGGTGTCCCGGACTATAATCTATTCTCGGCGGTCTACCCCGTCCCTATTATGTCCTACACCATCAGCAACGGGCTCTTTAGTATTTTATACCCGGCGATCTACCTCAATGCGCCCGATGGAGTACCATTCCCGAAGATGGGCCTCTGGTTCAATGCTAACACCTACGCACTCTTTGCCAACTTCCCGCACCAGTACTACAACACCCGGTCTGGGGACGGCAGCTTGGGGCTGCCTCTTACCAGTTCCACTGCCCCCGGCCCATTCTTGCCCGGCTACTCCTACAAGATGATCGCCCAGAATCTCCAGAACCCCTCCAATGTCGTCCCCTACACGTACATTGTCCCGAATCCCATCCAGCCCACACCGGCGCCTCCAGTACCCAACACCTACGTCATAATGACGCAAGAGTACATCTCAACGAGTACGATCTGGTCTCCGGTGGAGAGCATTGTGTTCATCAGCAACTTGCTTCCCCTCCAGAACGAGCAGACGGCCCCGCCCAATGCCTACGGCCAAGGCAATGTTGGTAATTCCACGACGGTGGCCCAGAGTGCCTTCCAGCCCATTATCACTGATGTGGCCCAGAGTCTCAACAATGACCCGGCGGGCTGGCGCAAGATGCTCTATTACTCCCCTACGGCAGAGTATAGGATGGCGGACTTTCAGAATAGCAAGACGGAGATTAAAAATATAGATGTCCAAGTCTTTTGGAAGAACCGGCTGAATAATCAGCTCTATCCAATGACAATGTATAACCTCTCAAGTGTGTCTATTAAGATAATGTTCCGCAAGAAGAATGCTCTGATGAATATGGCCAAGGGTGAACGCGAAGGCGTCTACTAATCCGTCCCCGGGCCTAATCCACAGACGAAAATAAAAATCTACCGGATCAGTATAAGATGAGCGCTGACATCCAGAAGGAGGCAGTGTATGATGACCGCATCGTTCAGTCCCCCCCTCGTTATGCAGTGGAGAAGGGCGCTCTGAGTTTGACGAACGCCCCCTTCAACGCCATCGCCTCCACTTCCTCCCAGCAGACCTTTAACATCTACGTCCCCTCTGAGAATGTGTTTGTGGATAGGGCCCTCCGGTGGAGTGGTACGGCCTACTTTTCCCTCAACGCCGTCGCAACCTCCGATTGGATCAATGCGGCCTCCCCCGTTAGCGGGACAGCACCCAACACTAGCTCCCCCAACGACAACATTGTCCCGCTCTTAACCTACGGCACGGACATTGCCCTAGCCCCTCTGCCTCTGAACTACCTATGCCAGACGATGACGGCCACGATCAACGACACCACCTCAGTGATCAACTCCCAAGATGTGCTGATGGAGGTGATGCGTCTGACCAACTACAAGAAGAATCTGCTTCAGCGCACTTGCCCCACGATGCTGGACAAGTACCAGTGGAACGGCACCGGTCTCCGCACGATCAATGACCCTATGGCCGGCTTTGCAGAGGCGATGAACGTAGATGAGCAGCCCAATGGCGCCTTTGGCGGCTTCTTCTGGACTGACCCCAACGGCAACAGTCTGCTCTCCCCCTCTGCGCTGGGCTACGTCTTTGACCCGGTCACCCAGACTTCCAGTGGATCATACCCCGGCCCCAACGGTACGGTAGTCCACTACGCCAACGGTGTCCCGGTGGCGCACACTGGTGGAACGGCCGTCCCCGCCAATACCAGTGTCACGTACAACCTCTACTTTGGCTTCCGTAGCACGGAGAAGCTGGTTCTGTCCCCCTTTGTGTTCGCCGATGATTGCGAGGATGACACCGGTCTCTTCGGTATTAACAACATCCAGTTGATTATGAACTTTAAGAGCGGCGACGCCCTCCAGCGTCTGATTAGGACTAGGAGCAACGGCGGCCCCCCTTCCATAGCGGCTGGTGCGGGTGCGACGCGTGTTCTGCCTACCGGCAGCGCCCCCGTTGTGCCGGCTGGATCCCTAGCGTGGAACACGTCCGCAACTGGTGGCGTCTGGTCTAGTGCAGTGATGAACGTTCAGTTCCTCACCCCCGCTCTGGATGTACCTCTGCCCCCCAAGAGCGTGGTGCCCTATATGGAGTTCCCCCGTTACATTACCCAGCAGCAGAATGGTATCGCCAACCCCGGCCCCATTCAGCTCCAGTCCCAGACGATCACTCTGCCGCAGATCCCCGATCTGCTGATCATCTACGTCAAGGCGACGAAGGCCAACGGTGCCCCGGACCCCCAGTCTACCGAGTACGGCGACTGCTATATGCCGGTGGCGAGTGCGTTCAACTCCAGCACGAAGAACCCTCTCAGTGTGAACTTTGACAACTTCTCCGGTCTGCTGTCCTCCCACACGACCGAGGAGCTCTATCAGATGTCTGTGGCCAACGGTCTCCAGATGCCTTGGAACACGTGGTCTGGCCAAGCCCTCTCCGAGAATGCAGTGCCGGCTGGTCAGCTGCAGTACACTGTGAACGTGAACGGTACCCCCACGGCCGTCCCGGCCAACCCCTACCAAGTGGCTGGTCAGCTGCGTTCAACGGTGGGCGGCTTCCTTGTGCTGAAGCCTTCCAAGGACATTACTCTCCAGCCCGGCCAAGCCCCTTCTCTGGTGGGTAACTTTACTCTCCAGTTCAATCTGACGGTTGTGAACACGTTCGGCTTCCCCGTGACCCCCACTCTGTATGTGATCACGGCCAATTCTGGCTTCTTTGAGTCCATCCGCGGCTCTTCTCGCATCATCAAGGGTGTGCTGTCCGAGCAAGACATTATCTCCGCACCGATCTCTGCGTCCCAGACCCGCTCTGGCCTCAAGCGTCTGGTCGGCGGTCTGTCCTTTGACTCTCTGGCCAATGTGTTCAGCAAGGCGAAGAACATCTACGAGCAGACGAAGCCGGTCGGGACGGCCATCAAGAACCTTCTCCCGGGTGAGGGTATGATGGGCAAGGTGAAGGGTGCTATGGGTGCAGTGGGCTACGGCGGTGATGCGATGGGTGCTGGTGGCAACATCGGTGCGGGCAGATCTCGTCGCGGCCTATCCGCTAGACTGATGTAAAATAAAAATCTCAATGGGTAGTATAAGATGTCAGCGGTACCCCCCCCGAGAAGCCTAGCAGTGCTA